TCCGAGACTTAGCCTGCCGTTCCTGCAGCCCTGTCACCTTCTGCACATAGGCTACCACTTGGCTGTATTTAGCCCCTTCGGGTAGCTTGCCCCAATCTATCGCACTGGCTTTACGACCTACCGTCTTTTCAGGTGCGCTTGATTCGATCCACGCCAGCCCCACTTGCGAATGCTTTAGGTGTACGCACGGCTGGACGTTAGACGCTATAAAATCGCTCGCAGTGCGGTTAGGACGCAACCCAGACCGCTTTCCGCGCTTGGTCACCTCTAGCTTGTAGGTGTACGTGCCTTCCTCATCCTGACCGCAAGGCGCCAGGGTTAATACGCTCCGCGCCCAGTTCGTCAGCTCCGACGATCCGAATCCGCTGTACGCCTTATCGTGCCCTTGGTACCCGCTGCCGTCCCTTGTTGGCTTAGGCGTGTGGTGCATTAGCATCCACGCAAACCCACCGGCTAGAGCCAAAGGGTTAAGCAAATTGCGCAGGAATCCGCCGGCCGTCTCTTGGCTCGATAGATCGCCACCAATAAACGCCAGCAACGGATCTACCCAGGCTAAATGCGGTTTATGTCTCTCTGCTAATCTGCGCATTCGATCCACAAACCGTTCACCAGTAGAGGTGCAATCACGCACGATGACTATGTTTTCTTTAACCATCTGCAACTCCTCTGGCGTTAAGTCTAACGCCTTGAGAATACCCTGCAGCGCCTCTGCCACGTCGCCCTCATCGTTCTCGGCCTGCACGATGAGCGACTTAAGCGGCTTACCATGTGGCGATATGCCAAACAGATCACGCCCGCATGCCCAGGTGATCGCGGCCTGCAAGCACAGCACGCTCTTACCCAGCCCGCTACTACCCACCCACAGCGCCGATCCACCACGGCAGATCCAGCGCTTGCCCAGCAACTGCGTCGGATCGCAATCCTCTTTGAAATTTACCAGATCCTCCCACTTATACGGCTCGGGCAAATCCCCATACATCGTGCGCTCCTGCCATTCGATGTAGGTCAGCGTCGGTGCGCCACACTCGACCAACTCCTGCTGCTGGCCGGTAGCGGTACGCATGGCTCCTGGCAACCGGGACAACCGGCCGGCGTCCTTGTTGGCGCTGTCAGGCTTCGAGTGCTCCAAGTGCTTGTAAATAAAATCTACACGCTCGGCAAACTCCTTGGCATTGGCCGCCCTTACGTCCACCCACGCATGCAGGCTCCGGGCACCGCTCTTAATGATCGACGACGTAGGCAACCCACTGCGCTTAATAATCGCCCACTGCTCTTGCAGCGTGCTTTCATCAAACTCGATTAGGCAGTGGCGAAACTTGGTAATTGATTCGGCTTTGCGGTTTTTGCCGTTGTTGGCGTTAATGGAGACGTAGACTCCAACTGCATCGCCTTGCCATTCTTTTAGGCCATCGCCCTTAAAAAGTTCTAGCCATTCCTCTCGGCTTCGCGTCTCGCCTGCACCATCCGGGCGCTCGCGCTCTCCGTCTTTAATCGATCGGCAAATATTGATCTGATCCCCTACGTCGAAACAGGTGGTTAGGAATTTATCAACCGGCCCGCTCTCTACGCTGATCGGCATGGGCGGGACTGGCAAATCCTCACGAACGATCGCCCCGTTTTGATAGCCATACTTCGCCTTCGGCCTCCACGGCTCCCTGGCTGGCTTGCTGTAAGCGGATTTTACGGCCGCCACGCATTCATTCTGGGTTAGCCCATTCTTAAAGCCCCAGATCTCTGCCTCTGACTCCGCATCAAACTGCGACAACCCCTGGTCACGGAATTGCAACGCCATGCGGAATAGCTGATTGTTGCGCTCACCTTCCGGCGCCCCGTTGTGATAAACGGCCTCGGTAGCTGGAGGCAGTGTAATCATTTTTTTGCAAACGCCTTTAGCGCCTTAACGATCACGTATTCAATCACTGCCTCCTCATCTTTTTTTAACTGCTTCAGCCCAAATGCGTGCAAAGCCTTTGCCGTCTTTGCGTCATAAGTTACATCGACCAGAATCTGCTTGGGCGCAGGCCGTGATTTGCCAAAAGTAATTTTGCCAAGGTCTTTCATTTGCGTTTTCTCCTTTTGCGGGGTTTCACTTCTTTCCAGACGTTAAAATCCTTGTCGCACTCGACCGACCACAGCATGAGCTTCTGGTAGAGCGATCCGGCCAAGCCCCAGCGGCACAAAGTCCTGCTAACTAGGTCTCCTAACCAGAATAAAAGCCACGACAAAGCCCTCATTTTTTCTTCTCCAAATCCCGCTTTTGGTACACCTTCGCCCGCTTCAGCATCTCCTTGGCAATGTGCAACGCCAAATCGATGCGGCAGCGGGTTACAACTACCCGGCCGTCGGCTAGGCTTTTTTTTGCCCGCTCAAGTATTTCGATTTGCCAAGTTAAACGCTTAACGCTCACCACTGCCCCATTCCCCACCTGTGGCGATTGGCGCGGGCCTCTCGCACACAGTTGGCGTACTGATCTGGCGTGTAGGTGCAGATAATTTTTGCGTCGAACATAATTAAAAGTTTTTTAATCATTTGCTATGCCTCGCCTGGCCATGCCTCGCCAGGCCTGCCTTGCCTTGCCACGAAACGACATACCATGCCTTGCCCTGCCTTGCCTGGCTCGCCAAACCCAGCCGTGCCTCGCCCAGCCATGCCTAGCCACGCCCAGACATGCCTGCCTTGCCTTGTCTTGCCCTGCCCAACCCGGCCGCGCCTGGCCCCGCCAAGCCTGCCTTGTCTTGCCATGTACATAATCATTAAGCGGCTTGCTCCAATTCCTCTGCGGCCTTTGTCACGGCCTTAAATATCTGACCTAACTCAGCCTCAAGATCCCTGTATTTTCGCTGTAAGGATCTAAATTCGCTGAGCGCATCTTGAAGAACTTGCCTGCGATATTCCGGATTATTCTTAATATCCGGCAAAGGCAGATAAGCCTTACCCTCAAAACGCGTTTCACCTTCAGTCGCCTCAACTGAAAGCAGATAGCGAACTGCGGGCTGTTCTTGCGCCGGCATATCATCGCGAATAACCCGCACCGAACGAATCAGTGTCTGTGCTTCGCTGATGCGATGTTTTTCAGCCGCCTCGCCATCATCCCAAGTAAAATATGCATGGATGGGCGAGTTTTCTGGCCTTCCGGCATCTAACACTAGCTCTGCTTTAACGGCTCCATGCCTTTCAAGCAGATCTGTGAACACTTTGCCGGCGGCCTGCGCCTGGCCCACGGTAATCCGTGAGCCAGGCATAGGAACGAACTTAGATTTCAATGTTGTTGAATTACTCATGGCAATTAAGCAACGTGAAACATTCCGTTAGATCCGTCTTTTTGTGGGCGGTGCTCGCCAACTCCAATCGCAAATCCGGCAACATTAAACAGATTGATGATCTGTTCTGGTTGCAGAGTGTTTGCATTGTAGCGCACAGTTAGTTCTGTGCTCCACTCGGGGAACTCGCCTCGGATTCTTATGTCTGTAGTTCCCATTCCGATTCTAACGGTTGCAGTGTGGGGCTGAGGTTTTCCCTTAATTTCAGCGTACTCGCCGAGGACGTGAAATGCTCCACGAGCCTCTACCTTTGTTATGCCATCGACGTGAGTGCAGGCATCCACAGCAGCGCCCTTGAAGGCGATCGTGGGGAACCCGAACTTATCGCCTGGCAAGTGATAAAGACTATCGCGGAAACACTGTTCCGGGTCTTTAGCTTCTTTGCCATGCTTGGCTTTTTTCATTTGTTTGTCCAGCATTTGCTGTTTCGCTTTTTCAGAAAAGCGATTGCAAAGCAGTGAAGAATCGCCAACTAGGCTGATCTTCATTGTCCGAAGATCCAGCTTCGGTAGATTTACCAATAGCTGTTCTTCATGTTTTCCGTTTAATCCCGGTGGCACAATTTCACGCCGGGGGGATGTCATTGTTTTTGTACTCATTTTAGGATTTCCTTTTGCTCTGTTGTAATAAGCCCAAGCATCGAGCGTTTGCTTGAACCCAAATTAATAAACTTCACAGCACCGCCTTAGGCAGCGGCCCTGCCAGCTTGTAGTGATACCTGCTTGCGTCGTATTCCAGCGGGTAGCCAAAGAAGTCACGCAGCAGATCGATGTCCCGCTGGATTGTCTTGTAGCTACATTCGAGCTCTACGCCTAGCCGGGCAGAGTTGGGCAGGCACAGATCTCGGCGTAATTTGCCAACGATCACGCCCAAGCGGCGGAACGTTGGCCGTGTATCGCCAAGACCAGCGGCCCGATTGCGTTTAGAGGCGAACGTGGCGGCTTTCGTGCTCACTTCATCACCTCCACCGTTGCCACCCTAGGCAACCGCATCGCCTTAAACTGCGACTCACTGGCAGCAAACACATCCACCACTGGCAGCTTGCCCCGGCTGGCCTTCTTGCTTTTCACGGCCGTGCCAGTATCCACGGCCAGCCACTCCCGCTTTCCGCCCATCACGCGGATCTTGCTCCACAGCGGAATGATGTCTGGATCGACGGCGCAGTGACGGCCAGCACGCAACCTGGTGCCGGTGCTCGATTGATAGCGACTGCTCCACTCATCCTCACCTGGCCAGTAGCCAGTGATGCGCACCTTAATCTTTTTAGGCTGAGGCCGCAGATCGATCATCACGTTAGCACCTTGGCTATTAGCTAGGCCCAGCAACGCCGCTATGCAGGCGGCCACTCTCATAACCCACCCCTTATCCGATCGATCAGATCGTTCTCACGGCCTTCCGCAGCCGCCAGCGCAGCCTTTGCTTCCGCCAGCTCACGGGCCAATGAACGCACGCGGTTAAGTAACTGTTCATTAGTGGATTGTTCGGGTAGGATCTCGATCATACAAATGACATCCTTGTTGGAATGAGCGCAGTTCTAGCGTCTCCCAAATGAACCAAAGCTTTTTTTGAGTTACGCAATCTTCTTAGAGCACGTAATTCAATCTGCTGAATTCTGGATCTAGTAAGCGGAAGTTTTTTGCAGATTTCATCGTAGGTTTTTTGCTTATAAAATCTTTCATGCATTACAAACTGCTCCCTTGCATCTAATGTATTTAGTGCTTCATCTATTTTTGTTTTAAGCAATTTAATGTCTGGCTTGCACGTATCATGCAACTCATGCGAATTTGATTGAAGTAAGTGAACGTCTATTTCTTGAGTTTGTTGAACCATTATGGTTTTTTTAATTCCAACAAATTCGGCAGGCCAAATTACTGAAACATCAACAAAGACGCCAACAGCCCCAAATGCTTTTTGAATTTTGTTGGCTTGCTCGGTGTTTGGCTTGGCCTTCAAATTGCAATACTCGCCAATTCTTGTTACGTGAAGCCCAGTCCTTTTCGCTAATTCGGTTTGCGTCCAGCCTGCTTTTTGCAAGGCATTCCATAAGTCTCCCTGTTTAAACTTAGTAATTGCTGTAACTTTCATTATATTTTCACCTCACGCGGGTCATATTTCTTCAGCCAGCGCCACACCTTGCAGATGGACGTGAACGCCTCGAACGCAAAGCAGACCTGCTCTGCCGTGTATTTGACCTCTGCCAACTGCCCCGTCACTGGATCGATCAACACATTCCGGCAGGCCATGTGCTCGTCCGTAAAGGCGTACGCATAGGCGGACAACTGAAGCAGATCGGTTTCATATCCAGCCGCTTTACCGTTCTTAAATTTGCGGGTCTTAAAATCCACCACCTCGATCTCGCCGTTGATGTCGCAAATCAGATCTACTCGGCCAGCGTAGCCTTCAGCTTCATTTACCATCACTGATTCACTGGCATGTACTTTTGTGACGTCTTTGTGCCATTCCTTTAGCGATGCAAAGTGAGGCTCGTATCCTTTCACCAGCTCACCCGGCTCCTCGCCGTTAATTATGATTTCAGCCAGGGAATGAATCTGCGTGCCTCTTATGGCAGCGGCCTCCACTTCCTTTCTGCTGTCTAGTACCACCCGCTTGGCGAAATCGCCGTCGGCCTCGCCATCGTTTCGTGGTAGGGACAAAGCGGATAGAATTGCCTGCTCTTCTTTCCAATTCATTAGCCCCTGTTTACTAGGGCCAGCCGCTCCGAGGATAGTGGTCACTGACGGATATGCGCCAACCTTGCGGGCTGATCGCAGATCGCCGTGGCACGACTCACCCGACTTTAGGTAGTAGTGAGCCGACTCCGTTTTAGCGGTGACGATGATCGGCGCCATCAGTTCCACCTTCCGATTGCAGGCATCAGTTGTAGGCCCAGCGCTACGGCCGCCAGCGGCAGCATTATTTGAATTACGATTGATAGGATTTCCATAAAATCTTTCTGGCCAGGGTGGGAATTGCCCACCCCAGCCAAATGGCTAGAACGGGACGGGGTTTCCGTCGTGATCTAACTCGGTTGCGGTTGTGGCGGCGTTGCGGTTTATTTTCCGCACGAACGCCTTATCTACGGTCACTTTCTTTGCGCCGGCAGGCAGTACCGCCTGCACGTTCGCATAGGTAGATCCGTCACGCTCCACGTGCACCACCAGGATCGTGCACGGCTTACCGATGAGCGTTTCCAGATCCAGATTCTGCGGTGGCGCTTTTTTGGCGTAAGACTTTAGGTCTTTAAAGAGCGCTGCCTTTTCGTGCAGGCTCAAGCCATAACGCCGGCCGATGGTAAACGGGCGGCCGTCCTCCATCTTGTCAGCGATTTGCCAGACCAACCTGATCTGGTGCTTCTTTCCATACTGCGTTTCCACCACGCCGAGATCCTCAACGTCGCAGAATACCGCGTCGTGCGATCCTTCGGAGACTGGCGTATACGTTCCCCCTCTGCTTGCTACTATTGGCATACTATGATTTCCTTTCTTTGTTTTGGTTTCTTGGTTTTGCTTTGACTATTCGTCATCGCAAAAATTATTGCGCCTGTGCGGTCCTTAAACTTTCCCTAGACCAAGGCAAAAGAGTTGCGGCAAAGCTCGCAAATTCACAAACACTGGCGAACGAGCACGAAAAACTCGGAGTACCGCTTGCTTGCCTGGCTAAGAAGGCATTGAGTGATACGCGATCCTCGCCTCCAAGAGTGTTTTGTGTTACGACAACAACATATTCACTCTTCGGGAATGACTTAGTGAAAAACGAAACTATTTTGCGGTCCTTTAAGCAATCGCTATCAAAAGAAAAACCTAAAAGCTCAATTTTTGATTTGGTTTTGCTATTGCATAATGAAGTAACTTGATTTTCTTCGCTTAATTTAATTTTTGTTTTCATGTTTTGTCTTTCTTGGTTTTGGTTTCTTTGTTTTGGTTTCTTGGTTTTGCTTTGACTATTCGTCATCGCAAAAATCGTTAGTTCGGTGCGGTTGGTTTAGGGTTTGAAATTCACGATCGGTGATGTGCCAAGCGATCTCATGCTTGCGGGCTAGTTGCTTTGCTTGGTCGATCTCGCCGCGGTTAAGCGCCTTGACCACTCGCTCGGCCGAATTGCGACAGGCCATCACTTCAATGTTTTCGATCAGTCGAAATTTCGTCAGGTCAGTCATAATCAGCCGCGCCGGTTGTTTCCGTAGTAATCGCAGAAACGCTTAAACTGGTAATCAGAGTCAGCCTTTTCACGTTCATAGACTTCGTTTTCGTAGTCAGGCTTCTCGTTTTCAAATTGAGCAGGTTCTTTTGGTTCGCTCATTTTGTTTTCTCCTTTATCGACAGGCGGAACGATTTAGCGGTCATCGCAACGGCTTCCTGCGTGATGCACTTGGTCGTAAAGCGCCAGATGCGCCAGCCCAGGTCGGCGGCTGCCCGGTATTTTTCGCAGTCCTTAACCATCCCCACCCCACGGCCGTGCCTGCCCCCAAACTGTAGGAACGCACCGCCGTCCAGCTCGATTGCGCAGCGGGCAGATTTGCAGGCGAAATCAAAACGCCATTTGCGTGTCGGGTGAAACGTGTGCTCGGCCACCAGCTCCGGGCCACTGGCCGCTTTCCAAAGCATCTCAAACTTGGTGGCTAGGGCGCTCATAGACTTGCCCCCTGCTTTTCGATTAGTCCTTTTAGGATATCCTCAATTCGTTCTAGGCGATTGCGTAGCTCACGATGCTTGGTCTGCAGATCGATCAGCGCGGTAGTTTGGGAAAGTTGAGCCGATCCGTAGCTCTGGCTGGCGGTGGC